GTTGTATAGGCAGCGGTATCCTGATCAAGAGTTGATGCATTGGTATACAGTGCTATCTTGAATACGTTTGTTGTGCCAACACCAAAATCAAAGTTCCCATCAAGAACTCCCGATTTGAATACGTCACAGGTAAAGTTTCCAGTAAATGGCATTATTTAACCGGTATCCGTACTTGCCCAGACCTGTAAGCATCCTGTCTTTCCATGCCATCACCCAGACGTTTAGCAAGCGCCAATGCTTCATTATATCGAGAAACGTAATTTTCCATAACGTCTTTGTCTGACTTCATAAACGCTGCTGCTTCTAGCATCGCGCCATAAAGCAGGACACTATAAAAGTTATCCCCAAGCCATGTTGTATTTGCTGTAACGATTGATTCAGGGTAGTAATAGTAATGAAGCTCTACGTCATATGCCAAGTCAGGAGTTGGTCCAAGAATGAATGACAGTTCATTCGTTATGATAGGTGGTGCATCGTTAGTGGTTGTTGGTCCAAACAGGGCGTAGTATTGCGGCTTTCCCGTATCTGTCTTGATAGGGTAAGCAGCCCGTATGAAGTTAACATCCTTGTTAAGCAAGAAATCATACGCTTCAGTTATTGTGTCTATAACAGCCAACGAGTAAACCGCCAGAAAATCTCCGGGAGCTGACAGATATTGATTATTAGCGGTTAATACCCCAGTGACATTCTTTCGTATTGAAGGGAACTGAACGCTGTTATATATCCGTTGCTCTGCTTGATCAATAAATGTATTGATCTGTTGGACAGACGTAAAGCTACTGACTGTTTGTGGGAACTCATTCTCACAATATGCCTTAATCGTCTGCGATAGTTCCGTGTAATTCATTAGCCCATCTTCTTCGAGTGACCTGTGCCTTTAGTAGCGGCTCCAGTACCACGGGTCTTCTGGGTCTGTGTGTTAGGGATATTGTTTGGATATCCGTTATTACCCAGATCCTCTTTTGATAGCCCAGTAATTGGCTTTGGCTGGCTAGGGTTAACGCTAGATGCTTTTTCTGGAATAGCCATTATTTGCTCCCAGAGTTCTTGTACTTGAACGAAGAGACCTTTTGATTAGCAACCTTAGCCAATCCACGACCCAACTCTTTCATTTGTAGGTTGGTCTTTCCGCCTTTACTGAATTTCTTAACTGCGGTTCCTGCTGAAGGTTTACCGGCTGCGATTATAATCTTCATGTTAACTCCTAAGTTGTGACTACTGTTACTGTTCCTAGCTGGAATGATAAAGCTAGATAGTTTGGTGTTAGCCCTACATCGTTTGCTCTAGAACCTCCAACAGGAGCATAGCCCCACTGGATAATTCTACTTCCGCCTTCAGGATAGCCGTTTTCATCAACAGCCGTACCAGATCCGTTAACCAATTGTAACCCGCTATTACCAGACTGCAAATAGCTTAAATCCTTTCTAGGATTCCTTACAGCCTGCGGATCGTCAATTGGATACATCCCCAGTTGTAACTGAGGCTGATCCGGTTCCCAGCATTCAGGACAAACAATTATATTAACTTGCTTTGTCTTGATGATCAAAGCCTTTAGCTGTGTTAGCTTGAACCTAAACCCGCATCGATCACACTCTGCAATCGAGTTCTTGGCGGACGCAAACCTATTACCCACAAATATAAGCCCTGCGAGGGACAAATCTCACTGGAGACTTGTCTCTATCTTCTTCGGCAGCAAACTTCCACTGTTCCTCATACTGGTCCTTTAGGGACTGTATGCGGTCTGGAGCTATCTTGACGGCGAGGTAATATGCCAAGCCAGCAATCAGGCAGGTAAGGAACCTGAAGGGTATATCTTGGGTGTTAATACCATTGCCTGCGTCTTGTATCCTGCGTAAGCGCCAGTAGACAAACGTGTAGTAATCGCTCTGATCTGGGGCTGGATATACATAAATCTGCGGATGGTCCACCCCGGTAGTGGGGTCTGTGCCTTCTGGTCTGCCACCTATTGGGTAGGTGGCTCCTGACTGGCGGTTAACCCACAATTGAATAGGACGACCAGTTGAGTTCTTGTTAGGGATGGTTGCGTATGTAGATACGCTAATACGGGTTATAGACAAGTCCTGCTGACTTGAACCCGTTCCTACCCTTGTTACATGTTCTAGAAGATCTATCGTATCAACAGGCAGATTGTATGAGACCTGATTAAGAACTAACGGTATCTCACCCTCCTCAATCGTCCACAGGTTTATCCCCCGGTTAGCCCATTCGACCGTCAGGAGGTTTAAACTACGTCTTGCTGTACGGATATCATAACCAGTGCGTAACTCTGCCCCGCAGCGCTCAAACGCTTCCTCAATAATGTTAGTGAGGTCTAGGTTAGATGATGCTGTGCCTGATGTGGTCATTTAGCATTTCCATGCCCGAAGGCTTTTGTTTATGCGGCTATTGGGATCATTTGCCGTCTTAGCGGATGTCAGCTTCTTTTTCATTCCTGACATTCTGGCACAGAATGACTTCTTGCGGCTTCCACCTTCTGGCTGCGGAGCCTTCAATCCGGGCTTGTCTGGATTGGCTGCGTTATATGAAGCCCTGCCTTTGGCATTCAATCCGCCAGATTTTGATTTACCTTCAGCTCTAGTCCAAGCGGGAGTCTTAGCCATTATCTGTACCCTGCTGTTTTCTTTGCAATAGTCTTGGGCTGCGCTACAAACTGCTTACCTGCTGCTTTGCCTGCACGTTTTGCACGGGTAGTTGCTGCGTACTCTGCTGGGCTGAGACTTTTGATTGCAGCCTTTGGAAGGTATCGCTCACCTGTATCAGAAGACTTTTTACCACTTTTGGTGGTCCAGTCTTGCTTGCCCCAGTCCTTGAGAGACTGTTGCGGTTTAGCTAATCCACCACCTGCCATCTTCTTTCCAGCGCAGTGAGCCTTCTCTGAAAAACCTTTTGGGTTATCGCAGTCTATAGACTTTTTGCGCTTGTCAGACCACTTAGTCACGGTAAGAACCCCCTGCAGCCTTATATTTCTTGGCTACAAGTTGAGCCTTGCGTCCAGACCATTCCCCAGCGCCAGTACCTTGAGTTGCCGCTGCCTTTACCTGAGACACAATCTTCTTACGAAGGGTAGGCTTTGTGTAATTACCAGCAGCATTAACTTTGCTCTTAGCCATTATAGAGTCTCTATAATAAGTTACTTCTTATTTACAATTGGCTTCTTAACATAAAGCTCTCTGAAGCGTTCTGCCTCAATAGACTTCATGTCTCTACGTTCTTCTGTTGCCCGTATTATCCAATCAAACACGTTGCCGCATTCTTTTCGGTACTCAGCCCACTTGATCACTTAGCTTTAGGCTGCTTTCCTATAGCCCCGCCGTGTTTATACAGCGTGACAGGGTTATCCCCATCACGCTTCTTGATCTTACGGAGCTTGGCTGGGCTAATAATACCCATTCCACGGCTTGGCAACATTAGCAGACCCGTCCACCCTTGCGAAGCATTGTTCCTTTGGTGCGACCCCGTTGAGCGATTCCATCAGCGCGTTTAGACACTGAGCCACCACTCTTCATGCCCGGAGACATCATCGGAGGAGCCATTGGAGAAACCATTGGCGCAGCTCCCATCTTTGCGTCCAGTATCTTGCTGGCTAACTTGGCAACAGTCTTTTTATCTACTGGACCCTTGCGCTTGATTGGGAACCCTGACATTCCATCTTTAGCCATGCCACCAGCTTTAAGACCGGCGTGGGCTTTGGAAGCGGGTTTAGCAGCATGTTTAGCCAAATTTTTCATGGCTGAGTCTTTCATCATCTTACCATCAGGCATCTTGTGCATACCACCCTTAGCCATCATTTTTGCTTTCATCATTATAGAGTCCGTCCTTTAGTTTTGCTACGTTTAGCTGCACCATCTGCTCGTTTAGCTTCACTTAAAGAGATAGCGATAGCTTGCTTCGGATTGGTCACCTTCTGTCCTGATGAGGACTTGAGTGACCCCTTTTTAAACTCCCTCATTACTATGGCTATCTTAGCCTTTTTCATTATTGCAAACCTGTTGGAGATGATCCTCCGCCCTTACCGCCCACTGGCGGGGTGCTTGGCTGACCAGTTGCAGGTAGTTGTGACTGACCCCTTAGAAGGTTATTTATAAACGCCACTTGCGATCCTTGTTGACCATACTGACCTTGACCCCTTAGTTGATCAAGTTGACGGTCATATCCGCCTCTGTTCTGATTCATAAAACCACGCTGCTGACCAAACCTACCATACTGCGGCTGTTGCTGCGGCTGTTGAAACTGCTGCGGCTGATTGCCCGGAGCGTTTAAACTCTGATCTGCGTATACCGGACCCTGAGCAGGCTGTGCAACTGTCTGACGGAATTGTTGCGGCGGCTGGAAGCGATTAAACATCTGCTGCTGCGGCGTATTGTTCTGTCCATAGGTTTGCATGAACGGATTGTATTGAGGCTGCTGAGGGGCTGTAGGAGCCACTGGCGACACTGACGGCGTTACTGGAGAAACTGATGGCGCTCCTCCTGCGGTTGCAGGTCCGCCCTTACCGCCTTGTGGCGTAGAGGACGGAGTAGCTGTCGGGGTAACCACTGGTGCAATCGGTGCAGATACCGGTGGCGCTACTACTGGAGCTGGGGATGACCCCACTCCTGTTGGCGCTGATGCTCCTGCTCCCATTATACGATTCTCCCTCTGGTCTTGCCTTTAGTGGCAATGCCGTCAGCTCTCTTGGAAACTGACCCGCCTTTCCTGTATCCAGCTTCTTTCATCATTTCTTTATTAGGCTCGTCCATCTCTGTAGCTGACAATGCCTTATCAAACGGCTTGGTCATCTTCTTCTGGAGATCTGGACCCAGCATAGCGCCGTATCCCATATTAGCTAAAGCACCCATTAGACAAACCTCCCTCTTGTTCTGCCCTTTGATTCTATCCCGCCACCCCGTACACCCTTAACTGATCCGCCTTTCTTCATGCCGACCGGTGGAGCTACGCTCAAGAACCCCGGCTTTTGAGCCGGTGTTGAATTGTCAGGCGCATTAATAGAAAGCAATGGAGACGGATTAGGAGTGCCGCCATTTACAGATCCACCCATATCATATCTCTTAGCCTTCATTAGATCATCCTGCCTTTGGTTTTACCTTTAGTGGCTATTCCATCAGCCCTTTTAGAGGCTGATGATTTGACTGGTCCACCTTTTCTATACCCAGATTCGTTCATCCTTAGCATTTTTGCTAGGACTGGACCCGGACCGGGATCTTCTTCCCCCAGCTTCACCATCTTAGCCAGCACCGGACCCCTTCCCGGCGAATTTGCTGCATACTCTACCGCCCTTGCAAGCACTGGACCTCTTCCGGTATCGCTGGATTGCTCCATTATATGATCCGTCCTTTGGTTTTACCTTTAGTTGCAATGCCATCTGCTCTCTTGGACGCAGAGATCATCCCGCCCTTAGCTCTACGAATAGGCTGACTGCGTGGAGGACCAACAGGAGTCATGCCAGCAGGAGGGGTAGCCCGTGTAGCCTTCTCGTACCCAAGGTTAGTATCCCTATCCATTGCGTATTCATCACGGATACGCTTCATCTCTGCGCGTTCTGCTTCTGATGGAGTCGATTTATTCAATCCTGCGGTATATGCGGCTTGGTCTGCCATGTTTATGCCTTATCTTGTTTAAGGTCTAACTTGTCGAAGATCTTTTCTAGCATCACTTCAACTTTATCAAACCTAGATTGGATGTCATCCTTCCTCGCATAATGCGAAGGAAGTGTTATCTCAATATTCTTAATGTCTGCCTTCATTCTTTCTACCGCATCCCAGAGCTGTCTTGAGAGCCATCCAACTATTGTCAGAATAACCCCGACCCCTAGGTTAATTAGGGTTTGCGATTCCATGCTTTACCCGTAAATAACGATTACTGATGCCGCAGTTCCAGTGTCAACATATACACCATCCTGAGCCAAGATTCCTTCTCCGGGAATAAGCAAGAAGAATGCGCCTTGATTTGCTGCGGCTGGAGTAGGAAGAAGAATAACTGAAGGATCGGAATTGCTTGTGCCATTATAAAAAGAAATGGTCCCAGCGGTAGCTCCAGAAGTTCCGTAAATAGCCTTTATGCGAATCCGTCCAAGGCTCTCTTGCGCTTGGTTCTCTAGTTGCCCATCTCCCGTCAAAGGAAACGAGGCTAATACATCATATTGCATACCCATGATCAATCTCCTGTAGGGTGAGACTATGCCGGTTTAGATGCCTCAAGTCTGCTAATCTTTGCTATTAACTCAGCATTTTCTTTAGCAAGTTTGGCGGCGTGTCCCATTGCATAGTCTCTTTGGGCTTCCAGAAGCGCCACAATCGTAGCGACTTCTGGATCTTCATGAGTCAACATTAGACAGTAACGGCTTGCCAGTTGCCAGAAGCATCAGATACAAACAATAGTCCATCGGTAGAATCAATACCTAACGAACCTTTGCCTACACCAGAAGCAGCACCATCAACAAAATTACCTACCTTGATGACAACAGGAGCAGCGGCAGCATCATTAGCTAGGCGAATCTCAGCCGTTTTGTAGGCTATAACTCCAGAAGGACCACCAGCATCAGCAACGGGGTCTTGCATCTTCAAGTCCAGACCGTATGTAAAGCCAGAACCTGCTGTGGTTTGAGCCATTGCAACACCAAACGCTGCGCGGCAAGTTGTCACACCGGAGTCACCCTGCATAAATGCCATAACAGCGGCATCACCAGATAAAGTGTTGGTATTAATAATGCCCATTACACCGGACATCAAACCGTTATTAGCGTATGAACCAATAACCGCAAAATTACCAGCTACACCGGTAATATGGTTAAAAGTTGTTGTAGGGGTTGTAGCAAACGGCGCACCAGTTTGAGTGCGCCCAAACACACCATATGCTTCACCCGGAAGTAGATAGCTGCTAGAACCAAAACCTGTGGTTGGCTCGATGCGTGTATAAAAACCATACGCTCCAGAGCCGGTATTTATTTCAACTATTGAACCAGAGTTAACAGTAACCGGAGTTAAAGGTCCTTGTGAGCTTGCGTCTCCGCCTTGATATCCAGCCCGCACTGGTCCCGAAAAAGTAGTTTTTGCCATGATATATTTCCTTTGTGTTATAGCACATGCCCATACAGTCTCTATAATGTCTGCCAAGCCAGTCTGTATGAGTCGAGGTTCTTGGTTATTATCTTTTTATCACCTTATATAAACAGTGTCAAGGGACAAAAGAAAGGGGGACCGAAGTCCCCCAAACTAGCACAAATACTACTTATGCCTGACCTTCGGAACCAAACATTCCGAGAGGATCTGACCAGCCAAAGCTATAACGCTCACGGCTCTTGTAGCGGACGTTGCCCGTATCAAAGTCTCCGTCCATCGACTGAGCTAATGGTGAGCGCACAAAGTGCTTCAGACCGTTAGGTACGTCTGTGGTCAGGAACCATGCATCGGTGTCGGTCAAGAAGTGATTGACACAATATCCACCGGGGATCGAACCGTTGTTCTTCAATGCATTGATGTCGTTGTCAGCAGTTCCAGTACGCAGTTCTGTTTCCAGAATACGGGTTGCAACGAACATCAGTGAAGGAGGAACAACCAACTTGCGAGGTTTAGCAGCGATCAGCAAACCACGTTCGTCAGTCCAAGCAGCGATCTGAATAACAGCCGCTTCCAAGGACGTTTCGTTCAAGTCAGCAGGGGTAGATGGAATATTGCTGTTTGTGCCGCCACCGGTTAATGGGTGTGCGTTACTGAACAATGCAACATTGTCACCACCGGGGTAAGAGCCTGAAAATCCGTTGTTCAGGATGTTCGCGCCCTTAACTTGCTTGGTGTATGCCATAGCACGAGCCAAAGCCTTGGTGTAACGAGCTGAGAGAGAATCGTACAAGTTATCTTCGATTGCTTCTTCAGTCAGCGAGAAACCAAGAGCGATAGTTTCGTGTTGATAGCGTGAGGTCCAAGCTTCTTGAGCATTGTCGTAAGCGATGGCAGAGCCTTCGTTCTTGACGGGTGCTGCTGAGAAGCCAGCCAGTTTTGTTTCTTCTTCGAAGGAACGCTCAGAGGTTTCTGTTTCGAAAATCTCTTTGTGTTCTTCGCCGTAACGAGCGTACTCCAAACCAAATAAGGCATTCAGCCCCGGAAGTAACTCTTTTAGCAGTTGTGCGCGTGATATAGCAGCCATTTAAGTAACTCCTTTTAGGCGTAAGCCAAACCTGTTGCATTGTTATACTGATGAATACCGAAGTTAATCTTAACAATTACTTCAGCGTAGTTGCCAGCCGAAGGAGCTGTTTCAGGGATAACATCGATAACCCGTACTGGGAACGTGCTGGTAGCTGCTGGTGAGCTGCTTAGAACGGAAAAGCTGCTGTTTCCGGTAGCTGTGTTACCAGCGGTTGCCAGAATTGACATGTTCGTGCCAATTGCATTTTGCGTAACGGTAGCCATTACAACTCCGCTTGAGCAAACTGCGACTTGGAACAAAAGGTCAGGATCATCTGAAACGGTAGCAAGGATATAAGTGTTCGGCTGAACCGAAACCGATGCTGGGTAGTATTGTGACTGAACCGGCTGTTTCGTTACTGCGCTGACGTAGGTGCAACCAAGAAACACACCAACAGGGGTGTTAGCGGTCGTTCCGTTATCCAGCTCAATATATCCACCAACAACATTCTTTACAAAATCACCGTAAAAAATATTGGTAGCGTATGTTGGTTCAATTTGCCTCTGACGAGTGGCTCCAGCATATACTTGTCCACCGATCAGGTTTATGGGTCGCAGCCCATAAGGTCCATTTATAGTAGGGTAAGCCATTTAAATACTCCTTTAATTTCCCCTGCCTCTGCTTGTGGACGACTTGCGTTCACTGAAAAGAGGCATACGAGGATCATTTTCTCTCATTAGATTAGAGTCTACAGCGGCTGTCTGGGCATCTGTGATCTTGCGGTAATGAGCATTCCGCTGGTTCACAAAGTCCGTAGGCATACTGCAAAGTACTAATCCGCCTGTTTCGACGAGTCCTGTAGTCCTACCCGAATACTGCAATTCCGGGTGATCTTCTCTTTTAATAGGAATCCAGCCCTCTTCTTGTTTCGACATCATGTTCCGGTCATCTACTTGTCCCTGCATCATCTTTCTGATCCAGCGATAAGAAGTGCCTTCTACTTGTCTTGGTACTGGAAGTAAAGACGGAGGTGTCCAAGCCGTTTTACGTTCCATTGTTGTGCGTGTTACTACATCCCGTGGGGTTCTATCGGACATTGTTAAGCTCCTTGGCAGCATAAGCCGCATAAGTTTCTAGTGGAAGGTTAAGTCGTTTAGCAAGAGCGACTTGAGACTTTGTAAGCGAGATTTTTTTAGTACCCGCTGTACCTCTAGAAGCAGAAGCAACAACATTCGCGGCAGGTCTCTTGGACCCGAATTTTTGCGGGAATTCCTCCCGGATGCGAGCGTTTAAGCGCTCGAAGTAGATATCTGAACCTGCAACGTATCCGGTCTTAACCAGATCGTCGTGTATTCCAAAAGCTGCGCCCCGCATAACTGAGTCTTTATCAAACCAGTCATTTTCTTCAACCCATTGCTGGGTGCGTTCATCAGGGACAATCTCAGGTTGTCTTTCTACTACCTTTTGTTCGTGATGTAAAGGGGCTTGATACTGATGTTGATAGTTGTCAAGTTCCCTTTTATAAACAACATTTTCCGACAAGAGTTTTTGGGCTGCAATAATGCGGTCAGTATCACCCGCTTCAAAAGCATCCTTGTACTCACGCTCTGCATGAGCCATCTGAGCTGCGGTGCGCTGCTTGCTTGACTCTACAAGCTCTAGCTCACCAGCAGAAAGACGGTCTTGCAGTTGCTTGTTTTGCACGGCAAGTTGCTTTGCAAAGCTAACGGTTTCGGTTTGCTCACGACCAAGACGCTCTTTCTCTCTGCGCTCGTCATGATAAGCCCGACTTAACTCTTTGATCCGTTTCTTTACGTTATCGGAGTACTGAGATATCTCATCTTCTGAGGCATCTACATCTCCTTTTGCCCGATACTCTTTTCCCCTATCAGCCTCCGGGGTATCGTCTACGACCTCTATTTCAAACTTCTCTTCCGGTTCGTCTGATTCTGTTTCATAGTTCTCGTCCATAACTCCTCCTTTAAATGCGGGTAACAACCCGTGGATCAGCAACAACAGCCTCAACGGTGTCATCGTTAATTATGCGAAACTCTTGATCACCTTCGGGCGTGGTGATTTTGAACCTCGTACCAGAATACGACCTCATAATGATGTAGTCGCCTTCAGCACACCAAGGACCGTCTGGAAACTTCTCAGGGTCTTGATACGCCATAGAACCTAGGGTGACAACAACTCCTACAATTGATGCCGTCTCCTCTCTACGCCTTTGGTCTTCAGGTATTAATATTTTTGAATCCTTAAACTCCTTATCCTTCTTCGGTATAGCAATCAGGATTCGGTAGCCCTTGGGTATTGGTAGTTCTAACTTGCTTGCTTCTTCAGTCATCAGGTAAATCCTCTAACAGTCTTAGCACTCGCTGGATACCACGAATCTCGCCTACTATCTCTCGATAGGCGGCGAAATCTTCAACAGGATTGAAGGCGAGTGTATCCTTCAGTCCTTGCTGATCTATACTCAATTCCCGATGCAGATAATGTTTAAGCTCCACTATCGTTTCCTGACTTTAATGCGTCTGAAGTTAATTTAGCCTGAGCAGAACTTCGCTTTAGCTCCCTATCCAGAGTTGATTTGGACAGATCTGAACTTATCTGCAGATTTTCTAGGGTCTGTTTGATTTGCAACTCATGCTCTTTGAATTCCCTATTCATTTGGTTATCAGAGAGTCTTGCTTCTACTTGCATTGATCCTATTTCTGTTTGAGACTGAATACGCAGGCGCTCTAATTGATCCTTGCTTTGCAATTCTTCTCTTGCAAACTCTAGATCTGCCTGATCTTTTGCTGCCTTTCTTTGCTGTTCCGCTTGCTTCAATTGCAGCTCTTGCTGCTGCATCTGAACCAAAGGATCTTGTTGAGCAACGGCTGCTTGCTCTTGTTGAGCTTCTGCCTGATCTTTCTGGAGCAGCTTGTCTGAGGCATCGGCTATAGCCTTTGACAAAGCCACTTCGATATCTTCTGGCAATGGCTCGTCCGGCGGAGGCAACTGAACGCCCAGCATCTTCTCGATCTCTATCCGATACTGGAACCCAGCATGTTGAGCGACATGAGACTGCAAAGCCGCCTGAATGGTAGGAGCCTGTGGGTTTTGACCGATCAGTTTCTGCATCTTTGGGTCCATGATGGCGTTTAAATGCACCTTAATATGGGACTCATGATCCTGATAAAGGAACGCTTTAACCGGCTTTCCAGACAAAATACACATGTTTTCTGACACTGGATCTTTAGGTTTAATGTCATCTTCTACTGGAACTAACTTCTCTACGTTCTTGATTCCTAACACTTCTAGCATTTGCCTGTGGAGTTGCGGCAGGTCATAGATAGCAGGTGCGGTGGTGGCAAGTTGCAGTGCTGCTTGGTACTGAACGACCCGTTGAGCCATTGTTGATGCGTTAGGATCTGATACAGGGATGATTTCGACTATGTCGTAATCCTGTTTCTTAGCCTTTCTTGCGTTATCTATAGAGACATCAACCTCATAATCATAGTCTTCAGGGGTGTAATCCCGAACAATGCCTGCTAGGAGTTTAAACTCTTGCTTCATTGCTGCATGAACACGGGCTTGGACTGCGCTCATGACCTTTAGCGTCCGCTCTAGGATCGCTAGGGTCGTCCCGACAGGGGCTTGAGCTGACATATCCCCCACTTTCAGGTCTGCAACTGAAGCAAACTTTCTCCCTTCTTCTACGATGGTCTGCAAAAGCTGATAAAGGGTAGCTGAAGGCTCTTTATATGGCAGGGGAATGATCGAATCTTTGATTGTCATCCCAGTTACGTCCACATCTCGCCATTCTCCCGGTGCTATGGGGGTGTCGTCACCCTTAACACGCAGGTCTTTGGACTTAAATCCACCCGGAAGGTTGGATAATGTCCCAGCATCTACCAATTGACGCAGAATTGAGGTGGCAGACTTAGCAAATCCACCAACAAGATGGATTAATCCAAATCCATAGAAGCCAAAGCCGGGAATATAGGGATAATGGACAAAATGCATACGCTTTTCGCGTAGCTTGTCATCTTCTAGGTAGTTTCTGCGGATAGATAGAATCTCACCGGAGGAAACGATGGTGACAACATAAGGCAGAGCGATTCCATCGGGGTCTTCATACCCCGGCATATCATAATCAAGATGCACTTCATAGATAAGCTGACGATCATCCTCAATAATGTTAACGCCAACCTCATCATCCTTCTTCTTTTCTATTTCTGTAACGGTTGTATCGGGGTCACCTAACTCTATGTCCCGATAGAAACCAGCAACCATTAATTTACGGATGAGGTTCGGGGTCTTACGCATTCTATGCGTGACCCTTGGCGAGGAAAATAAATCAGACGCACCATAAGGAACGATTACATCTTCTGCTGGGACAAACATCGAGACCTGACGGCAGAGACTTGGATCATAATAGACTTTCTTAAATGCCGATCCTGAAATCGGCAGATTCCACAGAAGCCTTTCATGCTCTTGGCGATACTCAACCATCTTCTCAGTTAATTGATAGTTCATGTCTTCAGAAACACGAGCCGCAGCTTCTTCTTTCTCAGCGGTGACCATTCCAATAATCTTTGTCTTTACTGGACCTGATGCAGGAAATGTCTCAATAATTGTCTCTGACTGAAACTTAACTACAGACTCTGCTAAGATTGGATGAAACACGCCACAAGCCCCATCCCAAGGCTCTGTACGGTCTTCTATCTTCAATCCCAATAGCTCTAGACCTTCTTTATATGTTCTTTCCCATTCTTTTCTGGAGCTAACGTCTGTACGAATGTCGTCTAATATTTCTGATGAAATAGATTCCAGATCTGCCTCTGGAATTACCTCTGCAAGATTGTCATCAAATGATTCAACATTAATTTCTACAATAACACTGCCATCATCTTCTACTGGTAACTCATACTCAACAGCCTCTTCTTCTGTAGAGTCTAGTCCTACCGGCAGGTTATATAATGATTTACTAATCGCCATGATTTATCTTCCTATTTTTTGACTGGTGGATAAAGTCTTTAACTTCGTCTGTAGACGGAGGGTCATACATTGGCATTTTCTGCTTTGCCAGTTCTAATAAATATTTATTTGTCCTTCTTAGCTTCTGTTGTCTGCGTAACCATTTTGCTGGGTCTTCTAGGAATCTTTTTATTCCATAAAGATGCCACAATAGATATCCTCTGACCGTCCCTATGTCCAAGAGGTCTTTTGGTTCTAGAGATATTTTTACCCACTTAGTAATACGCTGCCTTCTTTGGAATAAACATTTTATCTTCCTCATCTGAGGAGAGATGAATAAAGCCGCCTCGTCTAAATCTGAGCAATGCTTGGGTGGTTGAATCAACCAAGTCATCATGGTCCCCATTAGGAAAGGAAGCCACCTCCTCTACCAATTCATCTGCCCATCTTGTATCTGGTCGCCATACCATTCCTGATGCAAATAGATCTGACACTGCGTTTACACGCGCTATCTTATCTGACCCTTTCCCCGGTGTATATTCCGAAACAGGCAGACCTGCCTTTCTCAGCTCATATATTAACGGCGCACCCGCTGCTTTCTTCTCCACCAAGAGGGTGTCAGGGTTCCATTCCTTCCACAGATCATAGGCTGTACGCTTGAGTTCTGGGAACTCCATACGCTCTTTAAACGCATCAAGCACGATAATATTAGCTTGTTCAATTCCGTCTATTTCCCTATAGAAGACTCCCCATGTTGTACATGCGGAATAATCTGCCCTGTTGGTTTTCTCGAATGCGGTATCCCAAGACTGGATAATGTAGTCAACCTCTGGGGGTTTCTCTCTATCCCAGATCTTCCACATCTCCCGCTTGATGATAGCCCCACCCTCTGAGGTGGGGTTCTGCTGGTACTGCGCTTCCCACTTAGCTACTGGGAGTTCTGCCTTGATAGCCTCTAGTTCTGTTTGCTTCCAGAACTCAGCCCACAAGGGCTTGCCGCTAGGAAGAAGAGCGGGTAGCTCTATAACCTCCCAGTCTTCCAAGTCTCTCTTGATGGCATTGTTAAGGATCTGACCTGTCAGATCTCTTTTACTCCATCTAGTCATGACGATCACTATTGCCCCCCCGGGCTGAAGGCGCTGTCTAGGACCGGATGAATACCACTCGAATACCCGATCATACACCTGCGGGGTTCCTTGCATCGCTTCCTGTTCTGAATGAGGGTCATCGATGATAAGGACATCTGCCCCTTTACCTGTTACCGCACCCCCAACCCCAATAGCAAAATAATCCCCGCCTTTGTTTGTATTCCAGCGACCGGCTGCTTTGCTGTCCGACTGGAGCTTGGTCGAGAAGACCTCTTGATAATCAGCAGACCCTACCAAGTTTCTGACCTTCCGACCAAACCCTACGGCGAGTTCTGCGGTATGGGCTGTTTGGATGATCTTCTTTTCTGGGTATAAGCCCAGAAACCAAGAGGGGAATAGAAAGGAAGCAAATTCAGACTTTGTATGACGAGGCGGCATGTTGATGATCAGCCGCTTGAGTTCTCCTCTTGCGACTCTTTCAAAGGCATCTGCCATGATCTGATGATGCTTGCCGGGGATGAATGCTCCCCACATCTGGCGGACAAAGGGCAGGAAGTTCTGCCTGCAGCGTTCTTTCTTATCTGCCTTGAATAGCTGATCTATCTTCTCTATGTCCGGGGAACCAGCAGGCAGGGTATCAAGGATACTCAGGTAACCAGTGATCTCTTCTCTGGTCAGGAGGTCGCTCATGTTCCACACTCTTTCATATAGACAACATCTCATCCAATGATGGGGCTATTCGGATTGTCCTGAACTTATGGGGCTTCATGTTAATTCGCCCCTCTTGCTCTAGGATGTGGATATGTCTGTGGATATTTGACCTAGACTTTAGTCCCAGACCAGTTGCGATATCCTGCAGGGATGGAGCAAAGCCCTTGGTCTTTATAAAGGACTGGACGAACTCTAGAATCTCTAGCTGCTTGTTGGTCATTTGAATCTTGGTCCTGTTATCCATCCTACTAGGCTGTACCTCACGCCTTCTGTTACCGGCGTTACGCTATGCAGGGTGGTGCTGGGGAAGGCTGTTAATGCTCCTTGGGTACGGGGCATAGCCAACTCTTTCCCATAGTTAATCATTAGGTCACCCCCACTGTACCCCTCTGATAGCTGGACAGAGATAGAGAGCTTCCTGATGCGTCCATGATAGATACAATCGATATGAGAATCATATCTGCCCTCTACTGGGTATTTGGCAAACTGGAGATCTTCGGCGAAGCCATACAGGTCAAACTGAAAGAACTTCTCATTAAGCACCTTAGATACAGCACTAACCTTCTTATAGATCCATTCATGCTCCTTAGAAGGAGCAATCCAACTTGTCTGACTCTTACGCCAATTCTCCCCATCCAGCACAATAGAGTTCTCTAACCCATTCTGCCCTATTTGAATTATCTCGTTACATTCCTCTGGGGTGAATGTCTGCACACAGGCAAACGGCTCTATCCCGTCAGTGTGGAACAGATAGCTCAAACTGAGGTAAAGACCATGTTGATAGTCCCGCCACCCTCAAAGCCGTTCCAAGGAACTATCTCTGCCCCTCCATTCCCATTCTGGACAAACTGATGACCATTAACATCCCCGGTCAATTCTATACTCTGGTCTTCCATCCAGCCCCTGTCTATATAGACTCCTGCATCTGGTCCAAAGTTAACCCCGCCCTGCATGTAGAACTCATTAGGAATTATCCAGAACCTCAATGCGTCAGCATTGTTAGGGTCTTGAGTAGACCAATTGAAGTTGCCTTGAGGAGGTATTACCCCTACAACCCCTACATCGTTATTAACAACGTCTATGTTGTACTCAGTGAGGTTGTGTATATGAAGCTCTACAGTCCACGTCATTACGTTGCACTCCAGTTAGATGTAAGTCCGTCTATAACGCTTGGGTGTTGCACTATCAACGATACAACATACTTCGTCCTAACGTCCATGTACAAAGGCAGCAGCTCACGCATCTCTGCCTCATTAGGTATACGAGGCTCCCAGAACGCCTTAATACCCTCATACGGTCTTTCTAGGTCAAACTTGAACCGTACTGAGAAGTCATCCAAGTTAAATATCCTTTCCATTTCCCACTCCTGTTCATAC